GTATAACATTGATTCAAGTTGCCCAAAATGCCTTTAAAAAAAAATAGCTGAATACGAAGATATTGTAAATGGTTCGCCTACGGGCAGGATGGCGGCGTTAATACGCTGCCATCTTCGTTTAGAACCCGACCTGATGAATGAAGATGAATTTGCAAAAGCATGGTGTCAGGTAAAGTATTATTTAAGCGTTGTTCACCAAGTAGAATTTAAGTAATGGCAGATAATATAGTTGAATATATTTTAGGACTAAAAGACGAAATGTCACCCAAACTTGACGAGGCTACAAACCATGTCAAGAAGATGGAAGGGGCTTTTGGTGGATTGAAAGAAACGGTTTTGCACACAGTGGAAGCGTTGGGGGTTTCTTTTGCCATATTCAAGGGCATGGAGTTTATAGGAGAGGCTAGGGAGTATGTGGAAAAGCTAGATAAAGCCGAGGCTAACCTTGCCAATACCATGCAAAACATGGGCAACTACTCAAAAGAAGCCTTTGAGAAAGCCACAGGTGCAGCCGATGCGCTCTATCATAAGACAGGATATGCCAAAGATGAGATATTAGGTTTACAGGCACAACTAGGATTGTTGGGCAACGTATCAGAAGAAGAAATGGGGCGTATAGAAAAAGTCAGTGCCGACTTTGCCGCTAAGTTTGGTGGTGGTATCCAAGAAGCAGGTAATATGCTTGCAAAAGCCATCAACAATCCCGAAATGGCTCGTAGGTTAGGGATGCAATTAAAGATTGACCCCGCCGTAATGGAGCATATCCAAAACCTTGCAAAACACGGCAAGGAAGCGCAAGCCCGTTTGGAACTATTGAAGATTGCAGAAGAAAAAGTAGGGGGTGCAGCAGAAGCGATGTTCAATGCCGACCCGTTGGCAAGGTTTAATGTTGCCATGACGGACGTAAAGGAAATGGTGGGCAAGGCTGCAATAAGCGCAACAGAACTATTAGCCCCCGCACTTGAAAGTATCGCCAACTTTATGAGGGACACGGGAAAAGCCGCAAAAGAAATGGGCAAGTGGCTAAGTGACAATAAAAACATCTTACAAGATATAGGGGTGGGATTGTTGGCAGGTGCGGCAGCTTTTGGCGTAATGACAGTAGCAATGAATGCGAATGCAATTGCAGCCGCAATAGATGCAAGTATCAATGAAGGGTTAGCAATGGCAATAACAGCTTGTGGGATTGCCCAAGAATTTCTTAACGCAGCTTTTATAGCTTCCCCCATTGGTTGGATAGTTGCGGGGGTAGCTGCTTTAGCAGCAGGTGTAATGGCTTTGGTGCATCATTTCGGCTCATTTAACGCCGCAATGTCCGCAACATGGGAAATGATAAAGGCTTTTGGTATTGGGGTGGCAAAGGTTTGGTGGGGAGTACAAGAAGCTATAGTAGGCGGATTGACGCTTAACCCTGAACTCATTAAAAAAGGAGTGGCAGATAGTATAAGTGCAGTAAAAGAAGCATCGGATACAATCAAAGCCGTTTGGAACAATAAAGATGCCCAAGATGCCGCCGCCAAAAACAAAGGCTTAGTCCCGGGAAAAGAAACGGAAGGCAAAAAGGGTAAAGATGGTGCAGCCGCTATAATTGCCGACCCCAAAACAAAAGCTACGGGTCAAAAGAATGTAAACATACACATTGCCATAAATGGGGGATTGATACATGGTGATTTCAAGATTGTAACCAACAAACTAGGTGAAGGATTGGGCAAAGTGAAGGATATGGTTGCCGAGGCTTTGACAGGAGCGATTAATGACAGCCAAATTGTAGCAACCAACTAATTAGATATGTCAGATAAATTCATCATACCGACAATAACGCCGCAAAGCCTACTTAATACGGGGTTACAGGTTGCGGCGCAGATAGCCACCGAGTTAGCGGGGGAGGCACGCAACAATGCACCCAAGTCTAACCCGTACACTAAAGGCATTGCAACGATACAGCCACATTTATCATTTGAGACAAATAGCCCCTATGATGGCAAGATAGCAAGCAACGACCCTGATTTGCCACTATATGCAAGCGATTTGGGAACGCCTGTTTATGCAGACGTGACCTTTGATAGCATCACTTATACGGACAATAACAACAAGTCTATCACTACGCCTTCTATGACTTTGCAGGCTATTTTAATCGATGTTGTATTTCCGAGAAATATTGTAAAGACTGAAATACAAGGAACGGATGGAACTGTTAAGGAATATATCGGCGAGGGAGATGCACAAATAACATTTAGGGGAGTGTTGACCGGGACAAATGGAAGTTACCCAAGTGAAGACGTATCAACTTTATTAAAGATTATCAAAGCACCCGTTGCTATCCCTGTTACGTGTACCTACTTGAATGACAAGGGGATTTACAATGTAGTTTTTGAGGATAGGACGCTCGGACAAACAGAGGGCGGTTATAGTTACCAAACTTTTTCATTGCCCGCAATTTCGGATACCCCACAAGAATTATCAATGGCACAAAAATAATGTATAGGGCAATAACCACGATAACAATAACGCAGCGCACGCAAACAAAGGCTTATCCTTTGCGAAACAAGGTGTTTACATTCAACTTTGCCCACGAATACGAATGCACTGACAGTTGGCGGGACTTAACTAACCACGGTAAGGTGGTTGTGCCTAAAAATTTATATGTAAGGGATGCCAATAATAAACTAGTGCCATTGGCGGGAACGATAGTAAACATTGGTGGTTTTTCTAGCAACCCACCATTGATAATGAGGGGCGATGCCATAACTATAGATTGGGCTTACAAATATTTCTCTAACGGTAGGGAAATACAAGAAGGGACAAATAACACAACCGACAATACGCATCTTTTCCAAGGCTTTGTTTCCAAAGTTACTTCAAAAAAGCCTATCGAGTTTGAAATAGAGGACAATATGTTTTTATTGAAGCAGATACAAGCACCCATAAAAACATTCCTGCCAACAGATACGCTAGAAACAATACTTACCTTCTTGCTGCAAGGTACGGGTTTAACAGTAAACGCAACAGCTCAAACCACATTCGGGGCTTTTATGATAGGCAACGAAACGATAGCTGAAGTATTGAGCCGCTTGCGAAAGCAGTACCACTTCGAGAGTTACTTCAGGGGCAATACTTTATATTGTGGGGCATTGGTTTATAGTTCACTTGTGCCAAATGTGCGTACGTTTTATTTTCAGTCAAAATACATAAGCGGCACTATTGGGGCTATCGCATCGGACGAACTGGAGTACAACAGAAAGGATGATATAGTTTTGAGTGCAACCGCTACCAATACAATAGAAGAAGAAACGGGCGCAACAACAAAAGACGGTCAGCCGAAAACCAAAAAAACAAGGTTGGAAGTATTGGTTACGTTTCAAAATGGAAGCGATACGCCTACTGTTTTGGTAAAACAAAAGGGCGTTGATTACCCAGCAAACACGGGAGGGGAAAGAAGGACTTTATTTTTTCCCGGTGCGACATCCATACAACAATTAAGGGATTTGGCAGCAAATGAACTTAGAAAATATTATTATACTGGATTTAAGGGCAAGTTCACTACCTTTGGATTGCCATTCGTGAGGATGGGCGACAATGTGAATATTGTGGATAATGTCTTACCTGAGCGCAATGGGCTATATAAAGTCAAGAGTGTGGCGTATAGTGGTGGTGTTAACGGATTAAGGCAAGTCGTGGAATTGGATTATAAGATTTTATTAACCACACCATCAACAGATAACTAATGAGTACAGCAACGGCTAATAGGGATATTACAGACGCAATCCTAAAGATAACAGGGTTGCATAAAGCCGTACCCGTTTATTATGTAAACGCAACTGTGGAAAGTGTCGATATTTCCAGCAGGACTTGCATAGTAACTGCCGTTGATGGTAATGTAGAGTTTGAAATACCCGGCGTCATGTTAATGGCAGTTGTGGACGATGGCATATTGATTGAGCCAGTAGTAGGAAGCACGGTGAAGGTTATATATTCGCAAAACGTAGAACCATTTGTATGCCAATACAGCGAAGTTGCCAATATTACGTTAACAGCCACGACCTTGATTAAATTAAACGATGGTAGTTATGGAGGATTGATAAGAATAGCGGATTTGACAGCAAAGAATAATAATTTGGTATCACAAATACAAGCGGAATTGACGAAAATAGCAACGGGCATATCAAGTGCGGGCGGTACTTATACACCTGGCACATTATCTACTTTTAATCAGTCGGATTACGAAAATACAAATGTAAAACATGGCAATTAGATACGACTTACAACTTAGCAATAATGATTTACTCATACTGAACAATGATTTGGTATGGGGGGAGAGTGACGAACAGCATATTGCGGATACAATTAATGCTTGTCCGGGGTGGTGGAAAGAAAACCCAACGGACGGGGTGGCTATAATGACATTCTTAAAATCAACAAATGCAAGTCAAATATTGGCTAAAGTTACAAAACTGCAACTCACAAGCGATGGCTACGATTGCCGACCTTTGGTAACTTATGATAATACAGGAAAATTAAATTTAGACCCCAATGTTAGTATTTAGTGCAGTTAACGGTCAGGCTTTGATGGATGTAATGTTGAACACTTACGGGTCATTTGATTTGGCTATAAAGCTATTGCAAGACAATGGTATATCCAATTTGGATTATGATATTGTCGGTGGCGAGCAATTTGAATGGGACGAAACATTGACAGCCGACCAATCTGTAAATACGATAAATTCAAATTCAAATATTGTTTATTCAACATCAATCATAAAGAATGCAACACTTTCAACTATTGTACAAGGAAATAGTGGTGCGACACCAAATAACAACGGATATAATCAACCTTCAAACCCAAATCCTGCAACTATGATAAAGTATGAAAATGTGCAGCCATTTGAATATGTAGCTGCTGGAGGTGAAACATCTATAACCCTAACGCAATTGATAGGGGGAAGTATCGTACAAATAATCAGGGAAATAAAACCAATGGCTCCATCGGACTTTTCCTTTAATGTAAATACGGGGCAAATAACCTTCAACAATGGTATTTCCCTAAACCAAGGAGAAACTTTGGCGGGTATTTATACCAAAATAGTTACAGGTTGATTTATTTAGAAAAAAAACCTATACTTTTGTTTTATGAATTTTAAAAATATACTTTTTCTTTTATTGTCCGTTATTTTTTTTTCCGGGCAATGCCTTTCACAATGGCAGCCAATAAACGGGAAGCAAAGATTCACAACGGGATTAGGTGTTCCGTCAAAAGACACTGGAACAATAAGTTCGGCAGATACTTCAATGATTACTATTCGCCCTCAAGATAGTGCCTTATGGGTGAAGTATAAAGGAGATTGGTATAAAGTTCCTAGGGTAACTACTTCAAATCCTTTCAATATATTAAACGGTGGTAATTCATTTGGTTCAACTGCTATAATAGGGACGACAGACAACAACGATTTGAAAATAATCAATAACAATACTAACTATTGGACTTTCGGCAAAACAGGCACATTAAGTAATAGTGGCGTTTCTTTTGATTTTGCAGGTGACGTAACCGCATCGAGTAGCGCAGCCATAACAGGAGGTGCGATATATCCTATTAATTACTTATCATTGCCCGACACCAATAGAAACGTTGCTTATGGTTTGATAGGCACTCATAATGGGAGTTTATTTGCTCAAATAGGTTCGGGGCAATATTTTAGGCAGGTACTAATGGCAAAAGACAGTAGTTTATACATTACCCCTACTTACTTTAATGCAAACAAAGGTTCGGGAACTATCACAGGCAACTCCCCAACTATCACATCTTCGAAAGTGCCAATAACTTATTGGAATGGCACAAACCACATAGGCTATACAAACGGGGCAACGGTAGATACAGCGTGTGGTAATGTAGCGGCGAATACTTTTTATAGTGGGTTTAGTAGTGTTGCAGCAAGTGGCACACAGATAACATTAACTGTTTTATCAATCCCCAATTATTTAATAACGGGTTCGGGGGGGCAAGTTATAAAATTACCAGATGCTACTACTTTGCCTAGTGGTACAATTTTCACATTCAATAATAATCAAACAAGCGGAACTATTACGGTCAACAATAATTCAAATAGTTTAGTAACTACAATTCCAACAGGTGGATATGCCTCTTTAGTTCTTAATAGTAATTCGATAGCAGCAGGTAGTTGGGATTGGCATTTTAGCGCACCATCAGCAGTGCAATGGAGTACTAATACATTTAATTTAGGCAATGCAAGTATAACCAATGCAACGTGGAATGCTAGTGTAATAGGTAGTAACAAAGGCGGTGCAGGTAGTGTAACGGGGATATTAAAGGCGGACGGTAGTGGTAATGTTAGTGCGGCTACTAGCGGTGCGGCTAATGACTATTTAGTAGGTAGTTCATTGAGTGCCACCCGTAACGTTTCCACGGGCTCAATATTCACCTATAATAGCGCAACGGGGGCTTATAATTTGGATACGACTAAGTTGGGCGGTGGGGGAATTACAGGAAACGGGACACCATCGGGTCAATTAATGCCATTTGCAACATGGAGTACAGCCAATAGCAAACTAAGTAGTTCAACTGTTACTTATGGCAACTACGATAGTACAAACCACAACTTCAATTTTGGTACAACTACACCACAAAGTAATTATTTATTGAATGTAAATGGATTATCAAATTTTACAGGCCCAGACTATGGCTCACTACGCATAAATGCAGCGACAAGCCCTAATTTATTATTTTATTATGGTGGAACGAATTTAATAGGAAGGGTAGGTACGGGAATTATTACAGGAGCTAGTACTACTGATTTGTCAATATTAAGTCAAGGAGGATTTTATGTAGGCATTAATGGTAACTCGTATCCTATATTAAGTATCACATCATCTGGGTTAATAACATTTGCCGGGACACTGAACCTAGGCAATTATCCAATAGTGAGGCAAGGGTTACAGATAAATAATGGCGGGTCTACACAATCTGGACTTGTCGGAAATGAGGCGGCGGCATATATTAGTGGTGGTTCTTCAAGCAATGTTACAGTCCAATCTTATAATGACGTATCAATAGGCTCGGGTGGTGTAACATCTTACGCTAGTAACGTAAGATTTGCTGTCAAGTCATCTGGACGAATATTAATGGGTGTTTCCTTGCCTACAGATGATGGTGCTAATCAATTACAAGTAAATGGTTCAATAAAACTAGAAACAGCAGGTAATAAAATAAACATAGCCACAGGAACAAATGCCTCTATCGGTACGGCAACACTTTTATCAGGAACGGTAACGGTTTTGACTTCGGCAGTAACTGCATCTAGTAAAATATTCGTTACCCACGCAGGAAGTAGCGTAAGTAATGCAGGTACACTATATATAGGAACAATTTCAGCAAATACATCATTTATTATTAACTCCACTAATTCTAGCGATAACGATACCATTAATTGGTGGATTGTGAACTAAACTAAACAATATGAAATATTTATCAATCATTCTTGCAGCTTTATTAATTGGTGCGACTTCTTACGGGCAAACAGTAGACACTACTTTAAAAGACTGTACTTGTGCAGCGGTCAATAGTGTGACAATATCTCACGGTTTCCCAATAGTTACGGACACTATCAATCACATTGGTTTCTTTAACTATACCGATTCCCCTCGTGACAGTTCTTGCGTGGTTAATTTCACGGTTAAAGCTAACTCAAACAATCAAAATGTCATATTCAACACATACACCCTTACTAAGAGTGAGTATGCGGAATGGAATACTGATTTAGATTTGATAGTAGATATTAAGAACTATCTCTCCCGTAGCGGCATTCAATTAACATTCAAATAAAATAACATTAATAGACTATGTTACACCACATTAAACAGACAGCAGACGGATTCATTAGCCTATTGGGAGTATTGGGATTGTTTACTATTTCTGCCACCACAGTAGATATGACTATGAAAATTGTATCGTTTGTATTAGGTTCTATTGTGTCAGTATTAGCAGGGATTTACTACTATCAAGCCATTAAGAAAGACCGTAATAAAAAATAAAGTGTGGATAATCAAACTTATTTATGTAGTTTTGTCTATGTATATAGGTTATTTAGTAATAGAAAATAAAAAACAAATGAGCAAATTATTCAGCGTTGGACTTCAAGACTTTTTACACGGGCTTTTGATAGCCGTTATTGGTGCAGTATTAGCGGTTGTGACTAACACCTTACAAGCAGGAACATTAACCTTTGATTACAAGGCTATTGGAACGACTGCGGCTATTGCAGCACTAAGTTACATCAGTAAGAAGTTCTTAACTAATTCAGCAGGGCAAGTACTTACGAGTGAGCCTTCGAAGTAAATTATTGTGCAAGTAAATGAATGTGGCATAAAAGGATTGCAC